ATGACATCGGCGTCACGCGGGCGCAGTCGCACCGCTGGCAAGCCGAGGCGGCGGTGCCGTTGCCGATGTTCGAGCAGCACCTGGCCGACGTGCGCGAGTCCGGGCGCGAGCTGACCACGGCCGGGGTGCTCAAGATTGCCAAGCCCATCGTCCGACCGCGGCGTGCGCCGGTGCCAGCGACAGCCACATTGGCGCGGCCCGCCCGGGTGACGTTGCTGGTGGGCGATGTGCGGGCCATGCTGGCCACTCTGCCCGACGAGAGCGTGCAGTGCGTCGTCACCTCGCCGCCGTACTTCGGGTTACGCGACTACAAGAGTGACCCGGGCGTGTGGGGCGGCGACCCGGAACACATGCACGAGTGGGAGGGCACGGCTACATCGCATGACCGTGGCAACCGTAAAGGGATGGCATTTGCGAACGGGCACAAGCCTGGACGAATGTATGAGGGAATTATTTCAGAGGGCCCAAGGCAAATCCCCGCCGGTTCTAATTGCTCATGTGGTGCGTGGCTGGGCAGTCTTGGCCTCGAGCCCACGCCCGAGCTGTACATCGAGCACCTGGTCGAGGTGTTCCGCGATGTGCGCCGCGTGCTGCGCAAGGACGGCACACTGTGGCTGAACATCGGCGACTCATACGCTGGCTCAGGCAAGGGCGAGTCGGGCTGGAACGGGGTCGGTGACCAGACCACGCGCCAGGGCTTCCACGACGCCTACCACGGTGCGCGCGACAACAAGACGCGGCCGCGCTGGCCAGCCTTTGCCAAACCCAAAGACCTGCTGCTGGTGCCGTTCCGGCTGGCGCTCGCGCTGCAGGCTGATGGGTGGTGGATCCGGTCGGACGTGGCGTGGTGCAAGAAGGCGTGCATGCCCGAGTCGGTGACCGACCGGCCGACGTCAGCGTGGGAGCACGTGTTCCTGCTCACGAAACGAGCCAAGTACTTCTACGACGCCGAGGCGGTCGCGGAGAACGGTGTCAAGCCGGCGGGCCGTGATGCCACCTTCGGCAACAAGGACGCTGATGCAAGGGGGATATCATCGCTGTCGGGGAACATGCGACCCGGAATTCGGTATGAGGTGGACGGCACCCGCAACATGCGCAATTTCTGGCTGCTCGGCCCCGAGCCTTTTTCAGAGGCGCACTTCGCGACGTTCGTCACTGAGATCGCTCGGCGCCCGATTCTCGCCGGCAGTCGCCCGGGCGATTTGATCCTTGACCCCTTCTCGGGTGCAGGCACGACGCCGATGGTGGCCGCGCGCCTCGGACGCGACAGCATCGGCATCGACCTGAAGCTCGAGTACGCCCAGATGGCCGCCGACCGCATCCGCGCCGATGGTGGTTTCACGGTGGACGTCGAGCTGCGGAAGCCGCCTGATGGCTGATTGTTCCGCTTGTTCCTTGTTACAGCGCAAGTGGAGCAATCAGGCTCGTTGTGCTGAGCACACTACGGCGCCGACGAGTGATATGTGGTGCTGCACGAATTGTTTAGGCGAGAACACCGACCCCAATAACTGCCAGTTCTGCGGGGCCATGAGCCCTGAACGAGCCCATGCTTACGCGCGGCGTCTTGGGCGGCACTGATGGCGCTCTCCTGGCCGCAGACGAACGGCCCTAACGCTGCGTCCAGGGAAAGCGCATACTGTGCCTGAACAGGCGCCTATTCCCTAGGCTGCCGCTCATCTGAATAGTGTGCAGCCCGTGGCCGCCGCTCACCTGAGCGGCGGTTTTTGTTAACGCCCACATAGTCCGTCCGTCTCTTCATCAGGCAGCCCTTTTTGGCCGCCGTTCGAGTGCTCCATACGCCGTGAGCACTGAATGGGCGGGCCACTCTTGGTTACAACAGAACCGCTAGCAGGTATGGCGGGCGACGGGACCGGCATCGAACGCTACGTGTGGGTGGCGTGCCCACGTTGCGGCAACGGCCTGTGGCGGCAGTACGCCGACCGGCTCGAGATGACGCTCTCGCCGCGTGGCGGCCAGCGGCGGACCATCAGCGCGCAGTTACACGGTGCCGCCTGGCTGCGCGTCATCTGCGAAAAATGCAACGGCGTGTGGCAGAGCCACGGCACCGACCCGCCCGAGGCGACGGTGTGAGCGCGCCTGACGAGCTGGTCTGGGTGGAAGGCGGAGCAGTTCCGTATTCGCCCACGATCCCCACAGAAGGCGGCGTCACGGCGGTCGCGGCATTTGCCTTGAGTTGTTGGCGCAACAACGTCCAGCTGCTGCGCGCCTCGATGGTCGACGCCGACCGGCTCAAAGCGGCCAATGCCGCGCTCGTCCAGTGTCGTAAAGCGCTCCGGACCAGGGCGGCGTGAGCGTGGCTAAAGCGACAAAGAGACACAACACGCTTAGTACGACGGGCCAGGGATAGATGCCGGATTGGCCCGCAAACTCCCGACCTTCTTGCGCCAGCGCGAGATCGAAGCCTTTCTCGCCTGCGTTCGTGGCCCGCGCAACCGCCTGCTCTGCCAACTCATGCTCTTCTCGGGCCTGCGCGTCAGCGAGGTCTGCAAACTTCGCATCGAGCACCTCGACCTGTTCGAAGATCGCTTGCTCGTCTTTCAAGGCAAGGGTTCGAAAGACCGGTATCTCCCCATCGCCATGCGCATGCAGCACGAGCTGCGCGCCTGGGTGGGCGACCGCACCTCGGGCTGGATGTTCCCCGCCGAGCGCCTCCGCAAAGGACCGGGCCACCTCAGCATTCGGCACGTCGAGCAGCTCGTGCCGGCCATCGGCGAGCGGGCGATGATCCCGCGGCGCATCACCCCGCACACGCTCCGCCACAGCTTCGCCTGTCTGTGCCTGGAAAAGGGCGCGACCATCCGCGAGGTCCAGGACCTGCTCGGCCACAGCGACATGAAAACGACGGCGGTCTATCTGCACGTCGATACCAGCCGCCTCAAATCCGTGGTGGACCGTCTATGAGCGCCATCACCATCGACTCGCTCGCCTGGGAGATGTGTTGCTGGGAATGCCACGCGCTCCGGAACGAGCTGCAGGCATCCACGCTCAGCGTGGAGCTGTACGCCCACACCCACCCGAGCGCACGCCCGATGTTGCTCGAGATGGTCGAGTCCAAAGAACGGATGGACACCGCCCAGCTCGCCGCGTTGCGCGACCCCAGCAAGCGAAAGGCGCGGCCACATGAGTCTTGAGCAGTGCGCGATTGTGCGCCTGCACGTGACGCTCTATGGCGATTGCGGGCACCGGACCGCCGCGGGCGAGATGGCGCAGCAGGTACTCATGGACGGCCAGGTGCTCAACCTGCAGTTCACCGCCGCCAAGGTGGCGTGTCGCGCGTGTGCGTCGCCGCCGCCACTGATGAACGCCAAAGAACGGCGCTGGCTGCGCCGTGCGGTGGCCTTCGGGCTGAACCCATGACGCTCGGACTGGTCCCAGCGCCCACCTACGACCTGGTCGCCGTGCTCGAAGCCTCGGTGGCCGCGTTGGGCCACCTGACCAGTCTGTGGCGCCGCGCCGCCCAGCCCCTGATCAACGAAGAGGACTACTCGCCCGAATCGGTCGACCAGATTCTTAGAACCTGGGAGTCGCTCAGGACTGGCGCCGAAGGTGGCACGGGTGGCAGCTACGACACGGCCGGCGGCGGCAAACACGACCGCTTGGCACTCGCCAGCATGCTGGCCGACGTCGAGCAGGCGACCGATTCAGCCTTGAAAGGTCGCCTGCACTGGTCCGCGGCCAAGCGGGTCTACGCCCGACAGGGTCGCCCCTTGCCGGCGTGGCGCCGCTCGCCGTACGCCGTGCCCGAGCCGCCGTACCCGTTTGGCCATGCCTGGTGCTGCGCGGCCATCGCCTCGGCCCTGGGTTGGGTGGGCTACGAGTGAGCGTCGAGTGGAGGCTGGCCTTTGGCCGGCTCACGATTCATGTGTTCTGGCCCTTCATGATGCCGAAAGAGTATCTGCGGCCTGGTGCGTCCCGCTTTCCGGACTGGTTAGGCGGCGCTCACTTCCCGTGCTGGTTCAAGTGGCGCGGCCATGGCGAATGGTGGGGGCAGTTCGGCCTGTTCTACGTGACGTGGCTAAGGTAATGCGCTGTGTGCGGTCGGATCGCTCGAATGCCCAGCTCGAGCCGCCCCGTGGTGCCGAGGACTGGTGCGAGCCCGTCTGGGTCGAGCACACCGTGGTGCAACTCAGCGACGAGCAATCGGTGTCCGCGTTCCGCCTGGTGTTCGAGCTTGACCCTCCCGACCTCGAGCAATTGCACGCGGGTGGCCGGGTTGAATTGACCATCGTCGGTGCGGGGATCCCGCCGGTCAGCCTGCGCACGGTGGCTGGCCCAGCAGTGGACCCGTGGCTCAAGGCAAGGATGGGTCGACCACGCAAAGAGCGCGTGTTCGACTGAGTCCGGTACGTTTGGCAGCCGCGCGCGGGCAAAAAAGTACGGCAACCACCGTTGAGTCGGTGCTATGTTGCGGTCAGAGGGGTTCATGGCGCCCAGCGCCGGAGCCCTGTTTTTGTGTCTGTGAGGCATCGACCCATGAGTCGTGCGACCCATGAGTCGGTACGGTGCAAGGGCCACAGCAGTCAGACGGGGCAACCCTGTCGACGCTGGGCGACCCGCGGCACGACAGTCTGTACCAGTCATGGCGCCGCGGCACCCCAGGTCAAGCAATCGGCCGCGGATCGGCTGGCCGAGCTGGTCGACCCGGCCATTACGACGTTGCAGGAGCTGCTCGGATCCCGCCGAGACGATGTGCGACTCAGCGCGGCCAAAGACATTCTCGACCGCACTGGCAACAAGCCGCGCGATCGCGTCGAGCTGACCGGCAAGGACGGGGCACCTTTTGGCGACAGCCTCAGCGATGACGACCGCGCGACCAGAATCCTTGCCATTGTTGAGCGCGCCCGAGAACGCGCTGATCGAGCTGTACGGCCAGCCGCAATCGATCTGGACCCCATTACCGGGCCCGCAAACTGAAGGCTGGCTCTCAGACGCCGACGAATTGTTCTATGGCGGGAGCGCCGGCGGCGGCAAAACCGACCTGCTCATGGGTCTGGCGGCGACCGCCCACCGCCGCAGCCTGATCCTCAGACGCGAGTACCCGCAGCTCAAGGGCGTCGTCGATCGCAGCCGCGAGCTGTTCAGCCAGCACGGCACGTTCAACAGCACTAACGGCGTCTGGCGGCTCAACGATAAGCGCGTGATCGAGCTCGGCTCGGTCCAGTACGCCCAGGACGTCACCAAGTTCCAGGGCCGCGCGCATGACCTGAAGGCGTTCGACGAGTTGCCGAACTTCCTCGAGTCGCAGTACCGCTTCCTGATCGGCTGGAATCGCTCCACCATCCCCGGCCAGCGCTGTCGCGTGGTCGGCGCGGGCAATCCGCCCACCTCCGCCGATGGCGAGTGGGTGATCCGCTACTGGGCACCGTGGCTCGACGGCCAGCATCCCAACCCGGCGCGGCCCGGCGAGCTGCGCTGGTTCGCGGTCCTGGGCGGCGAAGACATCGAAGTCGAAGACGGCTCGCCGTTCGACCACAAGGGCGAGACGATTCGCCCACGCTCGCGCAGCTTCATCCCTGCCCGGCTGCACGACAACCCGTACCTCATGGACACGAACTATGAGGCGGTCCTGCAGGGCATGCCCGAGCCGTTGCGCTCGCAGATGCTCTACGGCGACTTCGCGGCAGGCTCGCGCGACGATCCCTGGCAGGTCATTCCGACCGCGTGGATCCGCGCGGCACAGGCCCGCTGGACGCCTGACGGCCAGCGGGGCCCACAGGACTGCGTCGGTGTGGACGTCGCCCGCGGCGGTGCGGACAAGACCGTGCTCAGCCGCAGGTATGGGGCCTGGTTCGCGCCGCTCGAGAAATACCCGGGCTCGGATACGCCCGATGGGCAGGCCGTCGCCGGTCTGACGCTGTCAGCCCTGACCGCGGGCGGGACGGCCAACGTCGACGTGATCGGTGTCGGTGCCAGCGTGTACGACCTGCTCAGGCAGCAAGAGGCGCACGTCTCGGCCATCAACTTCGCCGAAGGCTCTGAGGAGATGGATCGCAGCCACACGCTGCGGTTTGCCAACAAGCGCGCCGAGGCCTACTGGAAACTCAGGGAAGCGCTCGATCCCGACAAGGGTGACGGGCTGATGCTGCCGCCCGACACCGAGCTCCTGGCCGACCTGTGCTCGCCGCGCTGGTCGATGAAGACCCGCGGCATCCAGGTCGAGCTCAAAGAAGACATCGTGAAACGAATCGGCCGTTCACCTGACGCGGGTGACGCGCTGGTCCTGGCCGCACTGCCAGCCGACGGACCGCTCATGCTCTGGGGCAACGACGGCGAATACGACACCTAGGAAAGGAGACGCATCATGGCAGGTCCATTAGACGGGTCTCCGTTTCTCAGCGCGTCGATCAAAGCCGACTCCTCGCAGGTCTCGCTCGGTCCCGTCTCGGGCATCCGGGAGCTGAACTTCTGGGAGCACGACGACCAGCGCGACACCACGGCGATCAGCGTCATCCAGGCCTATCGCCGCGTGCCCTGGCTGTACCGGGCGGTGAATCTCAGGGCGAACACGGTCGCCGATATGCCCTGGGCACTGTTCAGCGGACAGACCGAGATCATCACCAGCGACAAGGACGACGAACGCAAGCTCCCGCCCGCGCTGGCCTGGATCAAGCCGATCGGCGGCAAGGGCGCGGACCCCACCCAGGACTCGCTCGTGGACTTGCTCAGAAAGATCGAGCTGGACCTGTGTCTGTGTGCCTCGGCCTACTGGAAAGCCGATACGAACCGGATCATGGTCCGCAACTATCGACGGCTGTTGCCGCGAACCATCCAGCCACAGTTCGACCCGTCCCAGGGCCTGGTGCGCTTCAAACGCACCGTCAACGGTGCCGAAACCTTCTTCAACGTGGACGAGGTGCCGTTCTGGTGGCTGCCGAACCACGATGGTGAGGTCGGCCCTGGCCCGGCACCCGCGGAAGTGGCGCTGAGTGCCGCCGGTCTGCTCGACGGCATCAGCCGCTATGGCGAAGGCTTCTTCGCTAGGGGCGCTATCAACACTACGATCCTCACCGTCCAGGGCAACCCGCACGCAAGTGAGCTCCGGAAGCTAGAAATTTGGTGGAAACGGCTCACCAACGGCGTCAAGCGGGCATTTGAAACCATCGCCTTTCCGGCCACCGTCCAGCCCGTCGTCGTGGGCCAGCCACCCAAGGATCTGGCGCTCGACACGCTCACCGAATCCAAGCGGCACGACGTGGCGGCGGCCCTCGGCGTGCCCGCGGACATCCTCGATTCCGAATCAGCCAACTACGCCACCGCGAAGGTCAGCATGGTCGGCTTCTACCGCCTGACGGTGTTGCCCGAGCTCGAATTGATCGAAGGGCCACTCAACCGCCAGGTGTTCTCGCCCCTGGGCCTCGAGTTCCGCTTCAAGCCGCAGGAAGTCGAAGCCTTGCAGGCCGAGGAAAGCAACAAGGCGTATGAAATGCTCGCGCTCGTGGTCGGCGGCGTGATGACGCCGAACGAGCTCAGGGACCAGCTCAACCTTGACCCGGTCAAAGGCCAGAGTGCTGACGACCTGCGCGCCCCGCCGGTCATGGATCAGATGGGCTCACCGCGGACCAATGGCGGCGCCGCCAATGCGCAACTCGGCGATGCGCCGCGACGCAACGGCCAGGCACAGCGCCAGCTGTCGAGCGCCGTGCAGCCGACGCAGC